TCTAAGGTCTTGCGTATCATACAGCGTAGCAAGGCTAGTGTAATAGTCATACTCTATTTCGTCCATCATCAATGCGTCTCTGCCCATGATTGTCCGACCTTGTACTCACCGTCGAGTTGTACATTCAGCTTCAGTTCTTTACCTGCTACACGAATAGCTTGAACTGCTAGTTGTCCGAATGCTTCTGCTTTATCTGGTACAACTTCTGCTTGGAACTCGTCGTGGATATTTGCGACAAATGCGTATTCTCTGCCGTGCTGCCATCTATGTTTACCGAGTGCGTGGAACAATTGAATAAGTGCTACCTTCATACACACCGCTCCGGCTGATTGAAGTAACATGTTCAGTGCTGCGTGACTACTGCGTATGCGTAACACCCGACCGTCTAGTCCCATCAGTGTACCACCGTGTTCTACTTTCTTTTGTATGTCTTGTTGTAGTCTTTTCAGTGCTGGTAGGTTAGATAGGAACTTACGCTTTAACATTTGTCCGTCTCTAGCTGTACCTCCTACGATGTCTCCAATCTTTGCATCACCTGCTCCGTAAAGAAAAGCATAGATGAATGTCTTAGCTTGGTCTCGTGTCTCCAGTCCAGCAGCTTGTTGATTAGCCGTGTGTATATCTCCTTCTGTTACGATCTTTCCGTACTCTCCTCCGTCGTAGAATGCTAAGTAATGTGCTAACATCCGTAGCTCCAACCCACTAGCATCACATCCCACCAACTTCTTACCACTACCCGCACCGAACAATCCTCGACACTCTTCACCGTATGGTACACGACAAGCAGGAACCTGTGCTACATTAGGATTGCTGTGTGTACATCTTCCCGTCACTGCTCCATTTGTATTTACTGCTCCGTGTATTCTTCCCTTCTTAGCCAGCTTCAACCACGCTTGTTCCCCTTCTGCTAACTGACCAAGTCTTTTCTGTACTAATAGATAGTCTAACAACTTCTGTGCTATCGGATGATCGATCTTCTTTAACACTCCTTCATCTACTTTAGGTGTGGTAGCATCTGGTTCTTTTGGCAGATCGTATCCGAGGTCAGATAAAGCTTTCGCTATTTGTTGTCTACTACCAGGGTTAAACAGTGTAGTCTTCTTCTTGTTACCCTGCTTCTTAGCCTCTTTTAATAATGTCTGCTTTAGTCCTCTAGCTTTCAGTTCTTCTTTTAGCTTTACCTTAGTCTTAGCAGTAAAGACTTCTATCTTGTCATCTTCCTTTATTGTTAGCGACCAACCAGCTGGACTCTTCATCTCTTCCACCTTCGGTGCTACCATCTGTTGCAACTCGTCTTTTAACTCTGCTCGTATAGATGTAAGTTTGGCTGTCAGTCTGTCTGCTTTATCAAGATCAAAGCTGAAACCGTGTCGCTCTTGTTGACTGATGATAAATGCAAACCAATGTTCGATAGCGATCATCTGCTTGCTTGGCTCTTGCTTGATTAGATAATCGTACAACAACTGTGTAACTATACAATCACGCTCGCAGTACTTCCGCATCTCATCGTTGTAGTGATCGAATGCACCGTCCTCTTCTCCGTATGTCAGCTTCGTAGCTTTATTCATCCGGTGTCCCCAAGCTTTCAGTGAGTGACTACCTACAAGTTTAGGATCGAAGTTGTTACGACCGAAGTCCTCGTTGCGTAGGTCAGAGAAGATGCACCTAGATAATACTAAGGTATCTACTACTTTAATCAGAGGTGGAGAGAATCCGTACAGCTTCTTCAAAGCAGGGATATCAAACTTAATAACATTGTGTCCAACGAGCGTGTCTGCTTCTGCTAGTGCTGTCAGTCCACGGTGTATACTATCTCCTGCAAAGGTCACCATCTTAGGAGTCATTGGGTCGTACACCGACAAGCAGTGTACCGTATGTAAGTCCGACAGTGTAGCCCAGTCTTTAATCTTATTAGTTTCTATATCAAAGAATAGTGTTCTCATAGTCTGTCTATTGCTTTCTTAGTTGAGAAGTCTTCGGTACTACCATCCCATCTTTTAATCCAGAAACATCTACCTCTCCAGTTTGGGTTGGGTGTCTCTCCTACAAAGAATCTTTTAATACCTGTTCCTATCTTCTGTTCACTTTTAGGGTGACTGTATACTAAATCTTTCAGTACCCAAAACAATTCATCTGCCTCTTTAACATCGTCACCCATCTCCGCACTTTGTAAGTGTTTAGATATATAACCAGTGACACTAGTCTTGGTTGGGAATAATTCGTTACCTAGTTTTATACTCATATTTAGAATGGTTCATTATTTGTTTCTTCATTAAAGGTACTAGCTCTCTCTTCCTCGGTGCATCGTCCGGTATCTATGTTGTAATACAATGTACTACAGTGTCCGGTCTCACCGCTGAATCGATTCTTCAGTACTCTTACTTTTGTTTCGTTGGATAGCCTGTCGCTCTGTTGGTTGCGTTCCAGTCCGATAACCATGTCCGATAGCTGTGCTATTGCTTGACTACCTCGGAGGTGATGCAGACTTACTCGTCCGCCCTCCTCATGTCCAGTATCCACACGCTTCAGATGACTGACCAATACCATACCGCACCCTGTCTCTTCTACTAGAGATCGTAGCTTGGTCATAGTATTATCTATCAGTCTGCGTTCATCGTCTCCCTGTATCCCACTAACAACAATCGATAGGTGATCTAGGAATATCCATTTACAATCGAATCCTTTAATCAGATACCTAATCTTAGATAACAGATTGTCACTCTCCATACTCCCGAAGTGATCGTAGGTGTAGAACTTACCGTTACCCACAGTCTTATCAAACGCAGGTCTCATCTCCTTCTCATCTAACATATCATCATCTAGATGCAATGGTTTGTTCATGTGTATTCCAAGGATACCTAGTGCTGTACGCCTGACGGATTCTTCAAGAGCTATGTAACCTACAGTCTCACCCAGTCCTAACAGATGGTGTGCTATCTCACGACAGAACAACGACTTGCCGATACCACTACCAGCAGTAACAGTTACAAGTTCACCCAACCTCATACCGTGAGTGATACTGTTCAGTCCGATAAACGGATACGGTTTGCTTTTGTGTTCCTCCTTGTGGCTGATAACATCCCAGAGTTCCTTACCGTTTACGATACCGTCCGGTCTGTACTCACGAGCGTCGAACAAGCACTGTACTAACTCTTTACTACGGTTAGCTACAAGCATGTCGTTAGCATCCTTTAGTGGTAGTTCTGCGATGTGTGCTTTCCCTGGTGTTAAGAGTGCTGCACATTCTGCTGCTCCCTTTCGTCCGACATCATCCATGTCAAAGCAGAAGACAACTTGTTCATAACGATCTAACCAATCGATGGCTTGTGCTATAAACTTCTTAGCTGCCCCTGCTCCGTTAGGTACACTGACGACTGGCCATTTGTTATCGAAAGCTTGGCTGATACTCAGAGCATCTACCTCTCCCTCACATACAACGACTCGTCTACCTCCGTCTCGCCAAAGGTGCTGACCGTACAGTCCAATCAACTCACCTCTAACTCTGAAACTTTTGTCAGCAAACCTAAGCTTCTGAGCACATGTCTTACCGTCTCTTGTTTTATAGTTAGCGATCTGTACAGGTTGACCATCCACCACACCCATCCAATACCCCCACTTACGGCAGGTATCTTCAGACAGGTTTCTTCGGGCGATTGCTTGAGGCTGACCACTTACAAACTCTCTCGGTGTTGGTGCAGTCATTCGTTCTCCTCCCCCTCCGTGACGGTCACAACTGAAACAGTGCCAGCTTCCGTCGTCGTTTGTGGCTCGTGCATCACTACTCCCGCACTTTGGGCATGGTTGGTGTGTGTTTGTGAAAGCCATGATTTTGGTATAGTTTTATTTGCATATATTATTTTTTTCTTTTCGCACCAACGAGCGTAAGTGGTGTCACTTCCTTTCCGTATCTTGTTGGAAGCATTCATAAATACTAGTCGGATGTCTAGGTGTGGATGTTGTTCACGGACTAGTAAATGCTTCGTTCGATCCTCCACCGTCCATACACCCTTAGCTTCAATGATGATGCCGTTGGGTAGTATGAAGTCGGGAGTATAAGTTGCTACTTTTCTGTACTCTAGCTTTACTGTTTCGTACTCAAAAGCAACACCACTACGCTTAAGCTGGTTAGCTAATGTTTGTTCAAATCCAGAGCGGTATCTAGAAGTTCGCGATGACCTCTTCTTCCGTTTCTTCCGCATCGAATCCACCCTCTAAGTTTTCACCACCGTTAACAAATCCTTCTTCAAGTGGTGTTAATCCGAAGTGCTCTGCTGCTTTAGCTGTTACACCTGTTTCACCTAGCTTGACAATTTGTACTGCAAGTAGTTGGAACGATACACCAAAACCTCTTGATGGTACATACCAAAACTTAGGACGATGGGTAACAATAATATCACTACCACTCCATAGTTTTAGATCGTTGTACTGTTCTTCCGGTATAGCTTGAGCTTTTGAATCAAAAATAGCTATCGGTGCAGTAGCAACCATAACTCCTTGTTCATTTCTCCAGCCTCCAGACTTCTTAATCTTTACTAAATATCCACCATCAACTTCTTCAATAGGAAATTCTGTCTGTGCAATCTTTTTACCGGGATGTTCCTCCTGTATCTTACGAAGTTCTTCTTCATACAGTGGACGCAGTGTAGCTTTTAACTGCTCAGCCTCTTCCTTAGTAACAACGATGTTTGCTTCATAAGTACCTAGTTCATTAGGAGTACCTGGCTTTGCAAACCGTGTGTTAGGTTGAGTGATGTGTGGGTATCTAGCGATCCCTCGTGTATGTATCTGTGGTTGTTTTGTTCTAGCTTTTATACTCATTATTTATCTATCAGTGTGTTAAGAAAGTAGATACTTGCTACGCAATACTGCGGAAACATCTAAGTCTCCAAGTTCCGGCACGGTTGGCAGTTCTACTTTCGGGTTCATGTTGATTTGCTCCATTCGGAACTCGGTCAGGAGATCAACATTAAATGTTTTTGTGTAAGCTCTACGGACATATCCGTGTATTTGTTTAGCGTTACAAGCGTGTGTCACAAAGCAGTCATGTATGGTTGCTAAGTCAAAGTCAACTTGATTCGCTACTTGATGTACAATACATGCGTCCAGACTGTGGATAAAGTTAGCAGTCACTGCGTTGCCTTGTCCCTTCGGATCAATCTTATCAGCTAATTCAGTTGCTTGAATAGTAACACTTAGGTTTTGAAACACACTCTCTACATCTATCTTTTTATATTTACGGTAGCTTTGTATTACTTTAAATCCAGTCGGTGTTGTCCATGTAATAGCTGAGTCATAACCTAAAGCTCGTACACTCTCTCTTAAAAAGTTCATTACTTTATTAACAGGACGACATACTTTGTTAGCTAATCGGTTAACTATTCTACTGATCCAGATAACAGCAGCTAACATCTCACCTGTACTAGTCCACGGATGATTAATTCCTATACTCTTAAATAAATCCTGTACTAAATTATAGTGGGTAGCACCGTACGGTCTGTTCATCACTGCTAACTTAGCAAGCTTCCTACTAAACCCATACTTCATCCAGCTTTGTGCTAGTGTACCACCGTCTTTCTTCAGCTCATCGTACACCATATCACTGAACTCAGTGTACATATCATTAGCCTTGTCTTCTTCCACCAGGTTGCACATGCGTCCAGTATTTTTATCTCTCAACAACAGACTTAATATCTGCATACCATTGTTACTACAATCTTGACGGACAGGTAAGCGTGATACATATCCGTACCCCTCCTCTGTAAATTGTTTGTACTCTAAACAAAACCGCAGGAAACAGAACGGATCGGATGCTTCAGTCCACCAATCAGTACCGTGTGGATCATTCGCAGCTTCAAGTATAAAGTCTTTGCGTTTCTCTACCCACTCCAGTCTTTCCTCTCGTGTCCCCTTCACTCCCCACATGTTCGCACCGTGTACAAGTACCGCTTCCATGTCCTCTTCATCTACCACTTGCTGACCGTTGTGAAAGTCTAACAAACTCTTAGCTAAGTCAGTACCCTGTGGATGTAAGTAGTAAGGTAAAGCGTAAACCCTGCCCCTGTAATCACAACGATACGGAAAGTACATCTTGTCCCAGCTTTTATATATCTTAGCTAGGTGTAGAATCCTACATGTCTGATACCTCTTACTATTATTAGCATCGTTTGCTTGTTTAATATCTTTCTGTTTTAATTTCCAAGCTCGTAGCTCGTGCGGACAGTCACCGGTGTATCTAGGTTGTTCAGGTATCGTACCAAAGTTAGGAATGTTCCCAACAACTCGCTCGTTCTCCCAACACTTCAACACGATGTCTAACATGTCTGTATTGATCTGCCACTCGACCTGTTGTAACTTATTACAAGCGGACATAGCGTGGTGATAACTCTTTTCGTAGTCTTCAAACCATTCGACAGGTTTACCAGTGAAAAACTTTTGAGGAGGCATGTGCTTGACGCTGTACCCACCACCTATCAAACCGTACCAGTCAACAGGACGGTCAGGTAATGCCATCTTAAATACACGAGTCGTCTCCTTCCATGAATCAAAGCGTTGTACCCAATCTTTAAACTGCTCGGTTGGTACGACTATGCGTTCCGGTTTGTGTCCCTTCTGTCCACCTGTGTTAAATCCAATCTCAAACAACCCAGTCTCTATCCTTATCTCTTCCAGTAACCACGCACCTAATGCAGTCTTACATTTACTATCCCACAGTGTAAACCGTTCCTCCTCATAGTGATAAAACTGTTTCAACTTCATAGCTTTCGACCGATCATCCAGTGCTAACAGGTCAAGCTTGTTCGGATGCATAGTCTCTAACGCTTTGTCCCACCGTGCTTGGTTCTCAAATGCTTTACCTATCTTGTAAGCCATCCTACCAACAGGTAAGTTATACTGGAGGTTATCAAGGAATGTTTGTATGGCTAACACGCTTACCTGATACGGGCACATGTCTAATATGAAGGTAAGAAACAACGGTGTTGTGTGTTCAGTGTTGCCTCCAAAGGTGTACATGAAATCCTCTACCCTCTTACCCAATCTAGGTGACATTACTCTAAGCATTCTCTTCGCAGATTCCGTCTTACTAGACTCACCCTCTGCTCGTAGCTTGGCTTGTCGGTTACGGTACTGTGTCCGTCCCCACTCACGCATCCGCCAAACATGTCCTCGTGTATCACTCATGTATTGTACAGGTTATTAAACCAATCCTTTGTCATTATTCTTTGCTTGTTCGTGCGATAAGCTATTAACTTACCGTCCTCGTCACGGACATACTCACCGTTCTTATCCCGCTTGAATCCAGTGATCTCTGTGTTACTCCAGAAGTGACGACATCCCTCATGCAATGCCTTCTGATCGATCTTAGTATCCCACGGAATATCAGTTAGTTCTGTCTCGTAATACTCTTTGTAGTTCATCTCTCAGTATGTCAGCTTCAGCTTCCCAGAAGATACCTTTATTCTTCTCTTGGGTCATCGATGTTGTAGTAGAACAGGTACTCTTCAACTTCTTCCTCGGTTTTAAGTACGCTAATGTTCTCCAGATGATACTCTCTTTCTCGTCTTTCTTTTTCTGCTTCATAATAATGATCTTCGTAAGGTTCGGTTAACCATGTGTCGTAGCTACTCATCTTCTAATTTTTCAAGGTGTTCTTTGTATAGTTGAAGGGACAGGTAAAGGTCAAGCCATCTTCCGTCCAACTCTCGGTTCATGTCATTATTAAACATGTGGAACATAAGTTCCTCGGTCATGTCTATTGGGTCAAGTAATATCTCTTTCATAGTTCGTCATACATCCAAGCTAAGATTAAAAGCCCAACAATTATAAAGCATCCAAATCCAAGCGTTGTTATCATATATTCTCCTTCGGTTATCATGCTTGTTGGTAAGTGTTCCAAGATTCCTGTAAAGATTCATCCTCGTCCCATACTTTCTTACCTTGTGCGATGATCTCTTCAATAATAAATGGGTGTGTGTGCTTACCTAAAACTTCGTACTCTTCCCTAGTAATCTCGGTTACATTATCAACGGAAACAATACGATCATTCGACCAAGCTTCTCCGTTGTCCTCGTCAATCCAATCAATACTGAATTGCCAAGATAAGAAATAGTTCTTCCAGTTATCACCCCAGTTCTCTTTCGGTTGAGTTGAACGGACAGGTATAAGATCCGTATATTCATTGAATCCGTCTTGTGTGTGGTCGGTTATTAAGTAGTAGTTCATAGTATTATTCATTATTCATTAGTAGTAGTAGTAGTTCTATTTAGTAGTCGGTTGATTTAATTACTTTGCAGATGTTGCAGGAGTAACAATTATCATTAATGATTTGATTGTCATACGCTTCCTGTGCTTCTGCTAGTGTTTCGTAATTGATGTAACGATCTTGTAGGTTACCTTTTATATCTCTAAAGATATAAGCTAGGATGTAAGTTTCTGTAGTAGTATTCATTATTTTATTGGGTTGTTAGTTGTTTGTCTTATCATTCCTTCAATCGTACTCGGTTGCCTAGATAACAACTCGTCTTGTAGTTCAATCAATCGGTCACGGACAGTTACATTATCAGTTAATTTTTCAGCAACGGACAGGTAATGATCGATCAAAGTCTGGATAGATATATCGTCAAGCGTGGAAAGATCAGATGGATTAGTTGTCATCTTCGGTTTCAAGAATATCCTTTCTCATGTTCTCAACAGTATAGTCACCATTGGCTAAGTCCATAAAGGTTTCAACAATTCCAGAGTAAGACCAGTCAGGATCACCTAACCACTCTATGATTTGTTCTTTTGTAAAGCGGGTAGGTAAGTCTTCAGTAGGTTCACCATTGTTAGCGTTGTCTAAATCAGGGTTAATATCTTTTAGTAGGTTCATTATTCGGTTTTCTTTCTATTTGTTTATTTGTTTTCTATTAAACATTGTGGACAGGTACTTTGTGCTTCCATTTTAGGAGAAGTCAATCCGCAATCTTTGCAGACAGGTACTTTCTTTAATTCTTTTAACACTTGCTTTGCACATTCTATAAACTCAGCTTTGCTGGAGCATGTACCATTGAAAGTCGGATAGTCACGGCACTTCCAAACAAGTTGCGGACAGGTACGAAAACGCTCGCTTTCGATGTAGTAAAAGAAAGCAACTTTGTTTCCGTTGTGGTCGGTTAAGTATTCGGTAACGCTCACTCTTAAATATCCTCCGTTACATCGCCATCTTCATCATTGGTACGCCATCGCTTAACGATAACCTCGCCATCGATAGAATCGTCAAAGTAGTAAATATAATTGCCGATGGTAACATAAATAGAGTTGTCGCTAGGTTGTTGTATTTTCATGTCGCTACGCTCCAACGCATTATCTCTCTACGCTCGCAGAATGCTTTTGTTCATATGGTTTTACTGAACCATCTTCTATCAATGAATTTAACTCGCCCAGTTCTTCTAAGCGGTCTCTCATGTTTGCGTTTTCAAGTGCGTAATTCAAGATGATATCTTTCATTTTAGATATGTGAGATTCAAGTGCTGTTTTCTGTTCTTTATTCATGGTCAGGTAAGGTAATTAAGGTTAGTAAGATAAGCCTTTATGCTCTAATATATCTCTCAATCGAATAAGTACTTTACCAAACTCCAAAACATCTTTGCTTGTAATGAATTGCTCAAAAGCAAAGTGCCTTAAGGACTGATAACAAAAGCAATCTTCATTTGCACCCATTGGACTAGCTCTAAATTGCCAATCGTCTGGCACACCTTCATCTGTTTCAAAGGTAAGATAGTCACAGATAGCAAACAGCCATTGCATACAATTGCCCCAAGGGTCACCGCTGTCTGTTAGTTTATATTCGTGCTTAAGTGTTTCGTTCATTGGATAGTTCATTTTGATAGTAAGTAAGGTTAAGAAGTAAAGTAGATCAAAGCGAATAGCCAAAATGATCCAAAGATTAAGTTGATGATTAAGAGGTCAAGTAGTTTAGATTTCATGATGTGAACATCTCCCCGTTTTGTGCTAAGATTTCAGCGTGATATTCTTCAGCTAGGTTTTGTGCTACTAAGTCTCTGACAAATTTAGTAAATGAATATCCAAACTGCTCCTTGTAATCATTAGAAGCTAACAAGCAAACAGCATAGTAAGCTTTAGGGGCTTTAGTCATGTCAAAGGAGTTGTTTTTTATCTTTCTTTGAAAGCTCTTTGCAATCGGCACAAGGAAGCGTCCGTAATAAGTGGAAGTGTGTTCAATCCATATTTGAAGCTCTCTGACTTCATGGCGTACTGATTCGATAGTTTCTTTATTCATTTGATAGTATAGTTTAATGATTTATTATTTTTAGTGTTTAGAGTAAGATACATTTGCAATTGATTTATCCCAACAAGCCCGACATTCAAGACATTTATTATTTTGTTTACTAGATGGGCAAGTGAAGTCAGATGAAGTCACAACGGATGAAGTTTGAACTCCTAACCGCTTCGCAAGTTTGACGGGTGCAGGAAAATCAACCTTATGTGCTGACAATCTGACAATTAAGTTATCAGGCAAAGAGCCGTATTGATCGATATAATCCTCAACAATCTTGTACTCTCTTGTCGGTAACCAATGTTTAGTTTTAGGTGTAAGTTTGCAAACCTCTACAATCTGCCTGAGGTGAGAAATATCTTTCAAATCGCCCGAATCATGCCAACGAAAATAATCCTTTGATTGATTAGATATTAACAAAGCCATTGAATTGACCCATCTTACATCTGCTAAGGATTGATAGCGTTTCTCTAATGCTTGTTGCACATTGCCAAATCTATACATCCCTTTTAATGCATAGCATCCATGACAAACACTGCCTTTTACCTTCGCAAGTTTGCTACCTACATTACATCTAGATGCTGGTATTGAATAAGCTTTGCCCGGCATTTTAGAAGGATTAGATAAACCGCCCGTGATGGAATTTGCTTCTTTTATCTTCATGATTTGATTTCGTCCTCGTTTACAATGTCCACAATGTTTACATAATCATTTGATGACTCAAGAACATCTTCAACAAGGGCAGGGCAATGCATATTCGAAAGAAGCTCGTGAACTTTATCTTGTGGGTCTTCCCCATCATTAAGTACAAAGTAGAGAGTCTTGAAGTCGATTGAGTATAATTTTGATTTCATAGTAATAGTAGTTTTTGTTTTCTTTGGTTTATTGGTTTATAAATGATCGCTAACATTGAATTGCTTAATAACATCAATTCTTTGATCATCAGTAATCGGAGCTCTGTCCACTTCTTTGAGGAATTGCTTGAAAACTTTGTAAGCAGTTTGTGATTTGTGCTTTAATATTTCTTTTCTTATTTCCCGCTCAGCAATTGCTTTGTTTAAAAGGTATTGGCAGTCGGCAACACGCTTGCCTAGGTGCTCTTCAAATATTTCCCAGTTAATTGTATTTTTCATAATAGTAGTAGTTTCATTATTGAATTTGCTCGAATGCTCGAAGCCCGCACTTCCTAACTTTAGAAAGCTAGTTGAATTTATAACATATCTGTCAAGCCCCTTTAAACACTGGTATTGCGAGCCATAGAATGCTGTAAGATGTTGAATAAGTACTACTTACAAAACTTGAAAAAAACTTTAAATTATTTTTGATGATTTGCTGTAAAGTGCTGTTATTCAATCAATAAAAAAGTTATTCACAATTTCTAATATACTAAGCTAAAAATCAATCTCGCATCAATTTGTTTTGTAAATAGCTAACTTGGAATAGTTTATGAGAATAAGATTTCATTTGAATTGCTTATTGAGAATGAATCTCATAATTGAGACAAAGTTGAGAATGGAACATCGAAAGAGAAAAACACATACAAAGCCAAATGCAAACTACTTGCAATAACGGAACCAAGATTAATCGATATGTTAATGCAACTTACTTGCAATAAGGAAAAAAAATAAGCGATAAAACAGCGAAAGTTTGCCGTTGTTTGCATAAGTCGTTGATAATCAACAAAAGTAATTAGACATAATATATATAGTGCGAAGTACACCCCCCCCTGTCCTATAATAATCTTACGGGTATGCGGGGGTAATTAATGCGGGCGTATATAGCGTAAGCCTCTCAGATTTTTCTATCGAAACTTTTTAGAAGTTAGGCTCAAACGGCTCGTCGTCGTCCTCTATAACATCCTCTTCCATTGTGAATATAACTTCATCAGTATCAGTCAACACCGACAGTTTAGCGAAGTCCAGGCATCCTGCTATAGTGTAGTCGTTAAGATCGTACTCTTTCTTAAACCTGTATATGAGCTTTGCTAGTTCGTACTGTAGGGTGTCTGTTTGTTCGTTGATATTCATTAGTATTAATAATACATAAGATAGAGCAGTTGTCGAGTGTAGCGAGCAAGTGCGATGAAGTGAGCGTAGCGATCTTCTTACGAGACGAAATGATAGGTAAATCTGTTGTACGATTTTTGACTAGTGTTTAAGCGTGTTCTGAAATAAAAGCTTTACAACCTCCCTACGGTTTCATAACTTTATAATATTGATATTAAGATAGTACTTAAACTGTACTTAAAAATGATTCTTAGTATTTACACAGCAAGTATACAAGCAAGTGTGTTAGAGTCGTATTAGCTGCTACTGCTATAGCTTTCCTTTTTACAAAGCTTACTTTATAGTAGCTACAGCTACCACAGATTAGTTACAGCTGATGATTTAGCTCATACTTCGTTCTTTCGCTAAATACTTAGGAACGGTGACTAATAACGATATTCTTAACTTAGGTTTTAAGGATAGGTGTGTCTATAAATAGACCTGTAAATGTACTAACTACAACAGCACTTATTAAAGCTACATCCATAACTGAGCACTAACTTTGTTATTAATCTTATGAAAGCTATCAGTAAACTTTGTTAACTCTTCTTCTAACAGTTCTTGTTGTCTATCAATCATCGATTGGTTAACATCAGCAGCCATCTGTGCTGTCCAATAACCAACAGCTATTGATAACGCATCAAGACGGTCATCATGTACTAAGCTACCTCTATCTCTTGTTATTCTAGATAACTGATACATAAGCATGTACCTGGTTTGTTGTTCAATAGGATAGCTAAGAGCTGATCTGTAGTCATCGTTGATGACGGAAGGATCGATGATTAGACGGTGACTATTGAGGACTGGTTCCAGAGTATCTACTATACGAAGTTCTTTCTGTTTGTTATGTCTTACTTCTTCTATTGTTACCGGATAGGTTGTTCTAAACAGAGGCTTTATCAGCTCCATAAACATACCGTCACCAAAGTTAGACTCTATAACTACCTTATTAACTTTGTTATCTTTTGCTATAGCTACCAGTTCTTTAAGAGTCTTTTCATCGTACCCACCTTTTATACCACCAGCAGCTGGAACAAACAGTTGACCGTTTAGCATCTTAACAACAGCGTACCCAGTTTCATCCTTACCACGACCAGACGGGTCAATAGATAAGACAGAGCCTGTGTACGGTATCATATCCCCAACAGTGTTAGCAGGTCTTCTGTATCGATCTCCAGCTAGTCCTACATTAGGTAGTTCTCTATCACAGTTATCAGGATCACTAGACCACACGATCTTTTCAGGAGCTACATCAGTATCAACATCTGTTATAACTAGATCGTTAATCTTTAGTGGGTATCTATCAGCGTCCGATAGCTTAGGATTAAGCATGAACTGTAGAGCGTACCCGGTCCGACCGTACGACATCTTTCTTTCTTCCAGGTCTAAGTCAGTGAACCGTAGAGGTTCTGTAGAAGTACCAACAGTCTCAGGAGATATGTTATCTGCTATAAGGGGTGCTAGATCGCCTCCGTAGTTATTTATAGCTTCTTCCTCACCAGGATACTCAGACGACCATATACGGCTCTTGTAGCCCCGCTCACGCAGCTTGTTGTATATACTGTCCTCACATTGTGGAGTACCAAGAAAGATGATACGGGAGGAGTCTAGTGGTTTTATGATAGCGTCAAACTCTTTTACTTGTTCATCCAGCTTATCTCTCATTCCTTGCGTAGCACTGTTGTTAGCTACCTCTACATCGTCTGCTACGATTATATCAGCACGAGAACCTGTTAGCTGGGATGATATACCAAGTGACTTAACAGAGGGAGCGTGCGAAGCTGGAGCAGGTCCTACATCAAATGCTATCTTACTGAATCGTTGGTTCTCTGATGGCTTTAGATGACTAAGTATAGGTATCTCTTGAATGATACGCAGGGTAAAAGTAGAGAAGTCATCTGATCTATTCTTAGATGCTGATACAACAAGTATGTTCTTGGATGGGTTCAGTAGCAACTGATGTACTACAAAAGCACTTGTTATCCACGACTTACCTACACCACGGAACGCCATGATAACAGACCGCTTAGGACCGTTTTGCAGGTACTCAGCGATATCGTATTGTAGCGTTGTTGGGTCTGGTAGATTAAGGTGTTTCCAAACCAGGAATAGAAAGTTTCTAAAGTCCCGTAGCTTGGGCGGTATCTCTTGGTGTTTCTTCTTCAAATGGTAAAGTCTTCAGTTGATCTGACAAAGCATTCAATGGTGTACCCATTCCTGAGTCCATAACAACATTGTTATCCTTCAGGAACTGTCTAGCTCCGTTAAGTAGTGCAGCGTTGTACTCCCCGTCAGCTTCCATCAGATCAATACTGTTACGATATGCACCTGCTATCTTGTCGTGCAGTTTACTTCCTTCTTTGTGACTTAACATGGTATCTTATGGTGCTGATGTTTTATAAGGGTGGGAAGACGGTAGGTCTGCTGTTAATCCCCACTTGTGTGCTAGATAACCCTCGATCTTATCGGAGTTAGATTGCGTTACATCTTCTGTAAATATTACCTCACCCCAGTCGGAGTCTGCATTGTTCTGATAATCGTTCAATCTAACACTACCTGTACCCATCGTTGATAGACCTGATTGCGATACATTGGTGTTATAAGCGGTAGCGTTTAAAGAAGCGGTAGCTCTAGTGTTAGGTACATCAAGTTCAATAGACAACATGACCCACTGATTTAATAGGTTGGTCGAGTTGCCTGTTAGATGCGTACCTGGGTTCATGTACCAATCACCTGAGAAGACTCCATTACCACTAAGATTGAAAAGTATCATCTGTAGCGTTGGATTACTCTTAGTAAATGTAACAAGTGCATCGTGACTATCAGACGCTGTTACCTTAACAACAAAGAACCATTTATGAACAGCAGTAGAACTAAACGCTATGCTTCGGTAAGAAGTCGCATCTGAGTTGTTATCAAACCTAAGTATATTCTTGTTGTTCTGTGCTGTGTTAACTGCTGTAAGTGTACTACCACTAGCAGCGTTAAAGGTGTAACTATTACCTGACTTGTCTGCGATAGCTGTAACATTCCCACTAGATGAAGTGAAGGTAGTCTGATCGTCCATATCCAACCACAAACGAGTTGTAATAGATGATGGGTCCCAAGCTGCGTTTGTAGAACCGGATATAGCTAGTTGCATCTGATCGGCATACGCTTCTCCAATGTCAAACATATCGTTTACACCGTTGCTGTTAGTGTCTGTATTACCAGCTTTTCCTACATGATTGTTACTTGCAGAGTGTCCGTAAGTAGCTGAATCTACAATTCCAACATATGCATCAGCATTAGCAACAGGAGTTAAGTCAGTACCATATCCAATCTTTGTTATGACTACAGGAAACTGAGATGTATTAGACACCCCGTATGAATTACCTAGTACCGTTCGTACTGCTGCTATAAATGTATTAAGACCACTAACTGAAGCACCGCTCTCTCCTTGCCACCAAATCATACCTTTGAAGTTCCAGGAGTATCCAGCGTTTGTTAGTTTCGTGGTAGCGTCTGATAGTGCAGATAATAAACCACGATAACAGTCACCTTCTCTGGAACCTGTAGCTGTGGTATCCCAGTCAGAAAGAGATGTACCAGCGTTAAGGGTGGATGCACCTACTGCATATTTAAGAATACCTATAGGTTGTGTGGTGAGATTGATTGCTTTTGCTCTACTAACAAATCCAAGCTCAGGACCAAAGTAAGGAGAGTTTACTAAGTTATTACTGTCTCCTCTTGTGCTACCTGCTACTAATGAAGTTGCCCAGTTGGAGTAGTTTTGTGTGGTCTCAGCGTTAGAAGTACTGTCATGCCAGGAGGTATAGAACAATCCATCTTGTGTTGATTGCCCTGATGTAAGGCTAGATACATCTCCTTCACCATGTGCATTCGACTGACCCGCTAATATAAACAGATCGATTGTTTGATTAGTTATTACTGAGTTATCAAAAGTCCTGTACCAACTACCGTTATAGAAGTAAGACATAGTAGGTGTACCGCTAATCGTACCATCTGTTACTAAAGCGTTAGTACCTGCCGTAGCAGCTAGTGGTAGGTTTGCTTTAGTGTAAGTCTGTATAGATACACCGTCAGCACCGTCCGCACCTGTTGGTCCTTGTGGACCTTGAAACTGAGATAGAGAGTTCCACGCAGTTGTACCGTTGCCTACCTTTAGTATTTGATTGGTGGTGTCAAAGCCTGGTTCACCTTCTGATAACACCGGATTCTCACTTGCCCAATTAGCTGCGGTGTCCCGTCTTAAAAATATTCTTCTTACACTCATATCGATGCACTACCTCCATTTATATCAGTAGCTTCTAAGTGTTGTACATCCGCACGACCACCGTCAACTATACCTGTAGAAGAGTTCTCCAAGGTTGTTATCTTTGTTTCAGCGGTGTTCATGCGTGTATCTTTATCGTTCTTATCGTCCTCTAGTGTTTGTATCTTTACGTCTTTTATTGCTTTATCCGATTGAAAGTCACTCTTTAGTATTTCCAAGTCTCCTTTAGAAGTTACCGCCAGCGTGCGTGATTGTGCTGATAACGGATCAACCGTCTGTTTTGCTCGTCGAAGCATCTACGCCCTACCATTTCTTACAAGACCAGTAACCAGCTGAGAGCTTTGACTTCTTTTGGTCACACTTATGTCTTGCTCTGAAAGAACGACGACGGGCTGGATCACTTTTCTTAATAGTCATCTTAGCGTCACCGAATCTAATAATACGATGCTTACTGCCTTCCTTAGCACAGACAACAAACTTCTTCTTACCGTATCCAGGTTCGCCTTTGCGTATGCGTCTAGGTTTGTTAATAGCTAAACCACGACGCTTACAACCTGTCATAGCTTTCTTTTTCTCAGCCATTCTTCTTTTTCTTCTTAATAGCTAACTTATATCTTTTATACGGCATCTTACTTAGGGAAACCTTTTTCCATGTTAGAGTAGGCTTGAGGACTAATTGTAGACTTCTTCTTGCTACGGCTGATACCTAAACGCTTACGCTTATTAATGTTATCATAGAGTCCTGGTTTCTTTTTTCTTTTCATCTCTTTACTAATACCTCCATCATACGATCTAGTTTTGTGTGAACTTCTTTAAGTGCTTCCTCTACCTTTTCTATCCGTGCTTCAACAGCTCTATCTCTTTCCTTTTGAGCAGCTAACTCTACCTCTATCTTAGTCATCCGTTTCTCACCTAGGTCTAACCGTTCGATCATGCGTTTAATAATCCAACCGATAACTCCAAGGGCAATAGCTAGAGCGGTGTTCAAAAGTCCAGATAGAGATTCGATCATCAGGTTTTGATTAGATAGTTCAGGATAAGAGTCGGCTGAACATTGTTGTGGGAGGAGGATGCGTCTGTCCCGGTCGTGAGAACATTATTGGGATTACCTGTTAAAGTACTGACAAATGCGGTTCTAGGATCGGGTCCACCAGCACCTGTTCGAGAAGTATTATCAGCAGTTACAGTATGCTTGTGGTTCCGCAGACCCGATTGTGCAGCTGTATTGAGGTGTGTTTCGTGTCCCCCGTAGTTACCTAGAAAATCTCCGTTTACTCCATTTATTGTACTGCCAGTTGGATTAGTCAAACGATTAGCGGATGTACCACCCATATTGTCTAAACCTGCAATAACACGACCTCTTAGGTCAGGAAGCTTGAATACATAACCAACACCTTGAACATTAGTTAAACCATCTTGAAACGCAGTGCCCCCGTAGGTATTTGATATTACTTCATGTAACTCTTTGTAGGTGTAGGTATTTAATGCACTACCATCACATACAAGATAACCAGTAGGTGCGGTTGCACCTGCAAAAGAAATAACTGTACCCCTAGGAACTGAACTAGGAAGAGCGGATGTAGCGATCTTATCTGAGGTAACCGCTCCATCAGCAATCATAGCAGTCTGTACTTGAACTTCCGAAACAACTCCACCTGCGGTGGTTGATCCAAGAACTCGATTAGCAGTTGTTACATTTTGAATCTTCGGGTAGGTAACTTGATCGTCAGCTATGTGTGCAGTATCAATACTACCATTTACATAGTGTTCACTGTCTATAGAATCGTCTGCTATCTTACTACCGTTTACTGCGTCTGCATCGAGCTTAGCGGTAGTAACAGCACCAGCATCGAGCTTAGCGGTAGTAACAGCACCAGTAGCGATCTTAGCAGTAGTGACAGAACCGTTATTTATTTGATTTGATCCTATAAACTCTGTAACAGCTGCACCAAATCCTCGCTGAATGATAACAATATCCTCTCCACCTGCAAGTGTGGTATTAATTGTTAATGTATCTGTATCAGGATTGACCGTATAATCAACAGTAGGTTCTTGTACTAAACCGTTAATGCTTACATCGTATACAGTATCACCACTGATCTCAGCACCAGTCACAGTGTATGTAGTATTAGTACCAGCGGTTCCTGCAAATTGCCACTTCAACGGAGCATCAGAACCGTACAATCCTTGGTTTACTTTGTTATCTACATAGAGCTTAGTGGAGGCGTCTGTAGTATCTGTAGGACTCCCTAAATTCTTTATTCGTAATCCCTTAGCGTCCCACTGTGTACCCCCAACCTCGACTTGCATAGAAGCATCGTTTAATTCACCGATTTCTTCAGCTAAGTATCTGTTGTGTAAATATGCTCTATCTAGTTCAGCCTCAGTAAGTACTGAACCATTCTGGAAGTCTACAAGGTTAGTGCCTCGTTGGCTCCTTCTGCGTACTCGGACGATGTCACCAGCAGTTGCACCACTGTCTAATACTACTTTAGTAGCCGGAGTAGTAACGATAGAGAAGAGAGTCGTAGCAACACCATTTATTTCTACGGTTACATGTTCGTCTTCAAGATAAGGAAATGAGAAAGCAAAGTCAGTCTGAGCTGCTGTTGCTGTGTAGTCTACATAGGTTGTTGCCATGATAATATATTATTAACTATTGAGTTAGGAGTTCAAGCACTATTGCTATTCCGTCAGTATTTCGAGCGGTGATAACGGACGACCTACAGGTTCTGGTTTAGTGCCTCTAGTTTGTAGTAAGTAGTATAACGATTCACCTTCTTCATTAATGAACTTATTTAGGAACCTACTATCTTCTATTAAATTCTTTTGAGTCTCGTTGTAAAATTTTCTTAAAACAGAATTTAAAATCTTAAGACCTGGGTTAATAAATCGACCAGTCTCTGGGTCTTCTTGGAATCCTTTACTGTACTCTTTAATCCAGTTTTCATCTTTTATTAAAGCACCTACAGCTTGTTTTATTGTATATTTTTTAAAACCTAACTCCTCAACTTTTATGCTAGTTCTTTTAAGTTTTTGATCGTAAGCATAAGACAAAGTCATCCCGTCCTCATCTACCCACTCTGTCATCTTAATACCGCCAGTTAACATAGAAGGTTTATTTGATAAGTTTTTATGAGTATCAGTTGCTACTATTTTATCAAATTCGCTACGAATCAATTCATCTCTAGGTGCTTGTCTAATAATATTTTGAGTCACCCAATTAGCCGTGCTTTGTTCATCTTCACCTAAACGGTCTGTTTTTAAATTACCAACACCAGAACCTAACACAGCATATACCACTCTATCCCAATAAGAACCACCACGCAGGTCTGGTATTCCTTCTTGATTTATCGTATTGTTTATCTTTCTAGCTTGAGCTGGTATAGGTACATAAGAAGCAACCAATCTTGATACAGCATTTTTAGTAATGTCTCCTTCAAATTTAGCTATCTCCTGTGCGGTCTCTATACCTTGGGCTAATGGCATTGCTTCTGCTAACTTCTTAAATGAAGCACCAATAACAAAAGCTAATGTTTGATCCTTAGTTAGAATAGTTTTACCTGTCTCTCTCTCCTCCATTTTGATACGCAACCAAGTAGCGACATCCGCAGATAAAGCTAAAGGAAACGACCAAGGCAACGCAGCAGAGTAGTCCATATCAAACATTTTAAAAGATTCTAACTTATTATTCTTTCTTTGCTCAGGTGTTAACCACTCTAGAGAACCCGTACCTCCGTAGTAAAGAGCTGCCATACCGCCCATTGCAAACAAAGAAGTAGACACCATAGCGTCAGTTAACAACTCTTCATTGTAACGCAATCTTCGTTCAGCTGTTTTATCACGCCTTTCAGTTAAGTTTTTAATCCGATCTCTAGCTCCTTTTATCTTTTCTGGGTCATCTAACTTTCTAAGTAAGTCGTATTCAAATCTTAATTTTAATTCTAACTCTTTATACTTTCGACTAAATGGATTAATTTGACCTCGTAGACCTGGTATTTTAGATAAACTACCTTGTGCTAATACTTGGGCAGGAGATATTACTAATTTACCTCCTCTATAAATAGAGCGAAACGGTACTCCTATATATGGGGCAAATGCATCTATAACGGCTCCAGTAAGACCAGCATCGTTAACAAGCTTTTTAGTGAAATTTATAATTTCTTCTAGCGGGTTGAATGGCATATCTTCTAGGTCGCCATCAGCAGCAAATAACAATTCTTCCTTTATCTGATTAAGTTCATCCTCAAATTCTGTTTTTTCTTTTAATACCAACAACCCATCACTTTCTTTCCACTGTGCATTGTACCTTTCATCAGCTCTCGCTTTAGCTTTTTGCGGGTCATTAGGGAACTCTAAAATTGCGTCCTTGTGTGCTCTTGAATACATCCTACTTTTATATAGCTGTCTTTTAAAAGCAGCGTCTACGGTTTGTATACCCCTAACACCAATAGACATTATGTAAAACAAGTCTGCATTTTTTATATAACGATTAAAAGCATTCGATACATTTTCAATAGCTTCCGCTCGCCTCTTAGCCGATGTATATGCTCTAGCTACTAACGCATGTGTACCTCTAGGTGCTTTTGAAACACTCATTTCATCCGACAGTTTACCTGCTCTATTATCTATGGGTGAGGCATTTTCAGCAAAAGTACGACGCATCTCAGTCCAAACACCCTTCAAATCTGTAAGCATTTTAAAAGCAGCTGCTGCGTCTGCTAAAGCTAATCGTGTTCTTATAGGTAACGAAGCGTTATCAGCGTTGTATATAAAGGTAGTAATAGGTCTAAGAAACTGCTTATACATGGCACCAACACCAGTAGGAATACCTGCAAACACTGAAGGTAACTGATCGATAAGAGCTTGCTGCCTAAGTGATTGTATGAAACGCCAGCTTCTTGTTATTTGACTAGATGTATCTGCTTCTAATTGTTTATGTAAAGCGTCTTCTATTTCTTTAAATATTCTATAATTTAACTGAGCATCTTCTATTTCTTTCCGGGCTTTCTCTAAGTCAGCTATCTTCTTCCGCATTCTAGCTTTAGAATCTGCTATCTTCTTACGAAGCTCTTTTGATCGAGCTGGTTTAGTAGGTCCTTTAGGAGTAGGTGTTATCTCAGCTCTTACCTCCCCAATAACACTACGACCTTCAATATCAGCTACTCTAGCTAGTTCTTTTTCTAGATCGGCTACAAGTTTTGCTTCTTTCTCGGCTTCTTTGTAAAACTTTATTTTAGCTTTTAATTCTTTTAACCTAGGGTCTTCTTCCTTTTTCTTAGGTGCTAAACCAGCTGCTGCTTCTTCCTCATCTATCTCAGCAAATCTTTTTCTTAAACCGTCTAACTCACCTTCGAGTTTTGTTCGTTTCTTTTCATAAGCCTTGCGTAGTTGTTCAGCTTTAAATTCGTCCGACATCTCAACTCTAGCACGGTCAATTTCACGGACCCTATTACGCATATTCTTACGCAAGAACGCTATGTCTTTATTCAACTCCTCGACTCTACCCGGTGCTTTCTTTGGTCCTGTAGGTTTAGGTGTTATCTCTTCACGCTGCCTTCCAAGCGGTCCTGTCTCTACTTCTAACAACCTAGCTCGTTCAGCTTCTAAGTCTTTAATTTTCCTTATCTCATTCTGAGCTTCCTTATAGAACTTAATTTTATCTTCCAGTTCTTTTACTCTTGGGTCTTTATCTTTAGGTTTACCTGGTACAAGTTCTTCAGGTTCCCTTCCGAAAGTTTCCCTAAGTTCATCTAATTCAGATTGTAGTTTAGATAACCTATTGTTAACAGCTGCTTCAGCTTTAGCTACTTGGAACTCCTCAGTCATCTCAAGCCTAGCTCTGTCTATATCAGCCAACCTTTGTTTAATATTACTCTTAACGGCAGCTATTCGTTTTCTTAGTTGAGCAGCTTTAATGTTTACTTTCTTAGGACCTGTGGGTTTAGGAGTAACAGCTGCTCTTTGTTCACCTAGCGGTGCTACATCTAATTCAGCTACCTTAGCCAACTCAGATTCAAGTCTCTCTAACTCTAAGGCATCAGCTTCCGCTTGCTCATAAAATTTTATGCGTTGCTTTAAATCAGTAATATCAACATCTTCAGTTAACTCTTCACCAGTCTCGGCTAATACTAACTTACTTCTATCACCGAATCTTTTCTGTAATTCGGCTAGTTTTTCTTGTAGCTTCTTTTTTTGTTTACCTAAGTTTTGTTTTACTTCCTTAGTAGGTTTTGTTTCTACATCCGCTTCTTCGGCTATTTTAGGTTCTTTAAATACTTCAACAAATTCATCTTCCTCAGTTTCTACTGGTTTCTTATACCTAGCTTTTAATTGATCCGGTATAGCTAAGTACTCGTCAAACATAGATTGTATATCAGCTTCATCACCGTCTACGATGCCTCTTGTTTTAGCCTCTAGTGTGGCTTCTAACTTACTAAGTGCTTCGTCTTGTAACTGTGCTCGCTCGCTATATCGACCTTCCCAAGTATAATCTCTTTTCTGTTGAGACTGTAATAAACGAGCACCCAAAGTATTCCACCAATCAATTATATTTTTATTAATTCTTCTGGTGAACTTTATTTCATTTAGTAATTCTTTAGCTACATCTATATCTATAGATTCAGGATTCTTAGCTAAAATTCTAATAAGATTACTAACTCTTTCTGCTGTTTCGTCTGCTAGTTTTTTACCTGCTCTATGTAGTTTCGGTGCTTCTAAAGTTAACGCACCCTTACCAGGAGTAGACTCAAGTTTAGATTGAATAGCCTCTAATTCTTCTAACTTATCTTCCCTAACATCATCAACAAACCTTTCCCTCTTAACTGTCTCAGTTACCTCTGGTACTTCAACTGGTTCGTCTACATTGATTGGTTTCTCAACTACAGGTTCTTCAGTAACAGTAGGTTCTTCTACCTTAGCTGTAGGCTCTTCTTCTAATTTAACTTCAGCTTCTTCTGGTTTAGGTGCTACAGGCTCAGGTTCCTCTATGGGTTTAGGTTCTAAAACTTCTTCAGCTGTTAACTCAGTCGCACCTAACTCTTTCTCTCTAGCGTCTATTTTACTATTTGAATTTTCAATAGCCTCTAAAGAATCGTCTATTATATCTTCAACTGTTTCTACTTCAGATATTTCTTTATCAACGTTATTTTCAAAACCAATCTTCTGCTTACCTTTTAACTTAGAATCTTTTTTCTTTTGAATCAGTGCTTCTTTTTTATCTTCTAGTATAGACTTAGAATCTTCTACTATATTAACAATTTGAGTGCGACCCGCCTTACCTTTACTTAATAACAAAGAGAATGCTGATTGTACTGTACCACCTGCGAGTGAGGAGAATAACAAATCAAAAGTTGAGTCCTCATCTAAGTTTAAAGTTCTTTCAATGCTTTGCCTTAGAACTGACTCAGCCAATCCAATAGTAGCACCACTTACAAACTGTTTAGTTCCTTTGACTATATACTCACCACCACGCCAAGCTTTTAACTCATTTAAACTAGGAGCTACAAAACTAAAAATCTTCCCGTCTTTTGCTAACCCAGCTAACAAATCTACACCTGCTTCAACTGGTTTGTGTACTAGTCCTACATTAAATACACCAGATGTAACAAGTTCACCTAAATTATATCCTTCAGTCTTATCTAAACCGTATGCTTTTAAAACTGATTGGTTAACTAAGTTACCAGCTACACCACCAATAGCCTCAGCACTTGCGTAGGTAATTAAACCTCCAATAGTAGAAGTACCTTCCGGTGCTAAGATTCCTATTTTTGATATGTTTTTTACATCATTTAGATAACCTAAGCCTTTAAGAAGTGTCGCTGTTGTGGCTACATTAGTTATGATTTCCCCACCAAAAGCTTGACTGTATATTCCAAACTTATCTAGAGTGCTGAACTCATCTGTTATCTCTTTAACTTGGTCTAGATCAACTTCAGGTTTAACTGTGTTAGCTTCAGTTTCGATTGTAACATTAGCGGGTACAGTCTCCTCTGGTTCTAAAGTTACAGCAGCTGTAGGATTGTATGTATCTAGTTTATCTTCCGATTGGGCTTCCAATAAGCCACTGATATAATCATTACTCATTAGTAATTACCTATGATGTTTTGAGCATTTGCAAAGCCGTTCAAACTATCCCTATCGTAAACACCAAAACCATTGTATATCTCTCTTTGTTTTCTTTCTTCTTCAGTTAAGGCTTCTCCACCTCTTCTAGTCAACCTATCTTTTTCGATTATACTCGCCCACTCAGCTACCTTAGTGTTGAACTCCAACCTATTACCAAACAGTTTAACATCCCTAGCATCTAAAGGAGGAACAGCATTGTTAAGTAGTTTATAACTTTCAGGATCAAATGAATCAAAACCATGCCTAAATAACGAAACACCTAACTCGATTAACTCACCATCTGCAACCATTTGTGACCGCTCAGTCTTAACTTGCTCTCGGAAATTAGGAGGTAGAATTTTAAAACGACGCAGTGTTGTATATTTTTTTTCTGCCTTAGTTTTTTCTTTACCAGTTAACCCAGGCTCTGCTGTCACATCAAAATCTACAGTAGAAGCTTCTAGCATACCTTGGAATCTTTCCCTCTCTTGTTGTATTAGTGTACGCTGTAACTCTTCTAACTTAGCGTCTCTTACTTCTGGGTCTTCACCTTCAATAGCAAACGCTTCTTTCTTGAGTTCATTTTTTATGTAAGATATAGAGTACGGTAAGTACGATCCGAGGCTGACATCAGCAGTTGTAGGGTCTAAATTAGTTACTTGATTTTCTGCTATCTTTAAATTTTCCCTCAACGCTTCGCCAGCTTTTGCGTAATAGTCTTTCTTTAATATATAATTACCAGCTGCTAGTCTTCTAGATTCTTCTAGTAACTTATCAAACCTTGGTACTCTACCTCCTTCTTGTGCTATGTATCCTTTCCAAGGTGTGGGGTCTTCAGGGTTATTAGCAGCATATTTACGGAGTCCATTTAAAGCTTCTTTGATATTAGGTTCTGTCAAAGGCATAGGTGCAACGCCAGCTGCTTTAATAGCTTCCCATTGACTAAGTATATCATCATTAATCCTAAAGTATAACTTTGAAGCTAAGTCGCTTTTATTAGCCATACCCTCTAAAATGTTATTTAAGTTTCTACCAAAATCCCCAGGACCAAAAGCTTGTTCAATGTTCCTTGTTATTTCCTCGTCAGACATTTCTGGATCAAGTGTAGAAAAAGCACTTTTAAGAGTATCTATTTTAGAATCCGGCATATCTTCTAACCTTTTAGGGTTGGAAGCGAGAACAGCTAATAACCTACCTTTTAAAACATCCCGTGCTTCTGCTGTTGATTGTGTAGATACGCTATCTATTTTACCTACTACATCATCTCTGATTCCAGTTAGTTCCTCTAATGCTTTAGCACCTTGAAATATAGGAGCACCATTAACTGTTATACCTTGTACTCCATCTAGCAATCTGAAAGCAGCATCATGTTTCTTATCTGCGTCTAACATTCTAGCTTGTTGTTTAACAGCATTTATAAGAATCTCTGATCTTTCTTGTTTAGTTATACCCGGAATATCTTTAGCTAAGACTTTGTCGTAATCTCGTATAACAGCTTGTAGGTCACTAAAAGGAACAATACGGTTATTAGCAGTCATAGCACCTAGCGTAACACTTATGTCGTTAGTCTTTTCATTTAAGGTGTAAGCTGTTCTAGCTGCTTTATACTTAGCTAATAAATCTTGTTTATACTTAGAAGTAACGGCATTCCACATAGCTTTAGAAGCTAAAGTATTAGCAACATCCCCACCTAAAGCTTCTGAGTACGCAGCCCATTCCTCGTTTATAGTAGCGTCGATGTTCTGCGATACCGCATCATACGATGTATACTTCTCAACATTAATAAAATCAGCAGCTTTACCTTCAAGACTTGGTATAGCCGTTTGATTTATTTGTTTCTTTATAAGAATCTCGTTGAACTTATCTTGCTCTCTTTGTTGCTCTTGAAACTGTGCAGCTTGTGCTTTCTGTAGCTCTATGTCTCTAGTTAGTTGTTGCTGTCTAATACCAGCGTATCCTTTAACCAACAAGCCTGCTTTCTCAAAGTCCCCTGCAAGTCTTAACAGTGGTGATGCTTGTGGTTTAGCTGCTTGTTGTTGTGCTATTCCAAACTGAAACCCAGGAAGATCAACAGGTTGAACAGTAGGTGCTTCGCCTAACCCTTGTACTTGTACTCGCTGCTTCGCCA